CCAACCTTCTGCGGTACATTTCTTCTCTTCAGTCAAGGCTACTCCTTGGTAGTCTAGACTAACTATGGGAGGAAGTGGTCGCGATTCGTTATCGAAACAATCGTCTAAAAATTCTTTATAAACGATTGCTCCAAGACCTAAGTGTGTATTACCCGCACTATGTAGCGCGATAAATTTGTTCTTACATTTAGTATCATGTGCAATGATGGGACCACCACAATCACCTTTTTGGGTACCGAGAGGAGTAGAATGGGTAACTCCGGATAGTTGTTTGTAAATGACACCCCTCCTAGGGGCGCCTTGGATAGGAATAACCATGGGTTGTTCGATTTCTACCGGTTGAGCTCTCACAAGTTCACGATTTGGGTCTATTGTGAGGAGGGTACAAGTGGTGCCTTGTTTAAGATGTTGTTCGTCTTTGGAAGGAAGATGGCAGGTGATATCCGCAAACATCTGAGCTTGCGGGGGTAACTCAAGGAGCATTAAATCACGATAAGCATCTTCTTTGATCGGCTTACATGAAAAGACTCCTTTGTTACGAGTCCTAACCATTATGGTGTGTCCAACGTGTGCAACTGTAAGCACCTTTCTATCGCGGACTCCGACACCATAACATAGAACGTTACCTGTAGGTGAGATTATTTCAACAAGGTTTTTTAAAATGACGCTTTCGACTAAGCGAGCACCAGGGTCACCTCCTGCTTCTTCCTCAAATGCGTCTGCCCAATTCATTCCGGTAATCCAGTTTGGGTTTTCTTTCCATTTTACTTCTTGAATGACAGGACCTTGTTTTGGATGTGGGATGGGTTTTTCTCCTACTGTTTTCCTATCTGCTGATTCTGGACCAAAGAAATCTGGCTTAGCTTCTGCGGTGTCTCCTATGCGGGCATAAATGCTGAGGGCTGAAATGCCAATTTGAAGACATAAGAGACCAATATCTAACATCTCCCAAGCCTTTCCTAATGGTGGGATGGTTGCTCCAATTGCTGCGTAAGCAAGAGCTTGTGTACCATCTATATCGAAAGTCATGAAATCGGAAAGGGCTTTGTAGAATGCTATAGTATCGCTATCGGTAAGTGGAGTTTCAGTATCTTTGAAAACGAACTCACCATCTTTCTTGACAACTTGGGCTGCTTGGTGTAATCCAAAGACTAACTTGCCTGCAACTGGGACAACCCAAACAGATTCATCAGCGCAGTGGAGGATGGTAGTACGGGGAAAACCCGTTGCGTCTATTCGGGTGTTATTGAGTGAAATGAGAGCGCTGACAAATCCTTCGAGCTGAGTTGTTTTGGGATATTTCGTTTTGATTTCTGATATTTTTGAAAGAAGATGAACAGATGGATTGCCTTTCAAAAATTTAACTTTTGTAAAAATGTCAGTTAACTTTATTTCGTGGGAAAGGAGCTCTCGTACTTTTAAATTAATCTGCAAAACAAACTCTGCATCTTTTATATGGGCACGAGGGACATCAACATAACTACGAACTACCTTTTTCTTGGCATTTTTGAGGAGTTCGATGACATGTTGATCTCCAATTGATTTGTATGTGGTTGAGCCACGTGTTAGCATTTTCATGCCAATTGCAACTGCTCGAGGAACTCCTTTAGCTATATCGGTCAGATCATAGTCATTGAAAAATGATTTGCTTCTCCAGTAATATTGAATTATATGGCATCTACGCATAAAAGCAGTCCATTGGTCTTCTGCGTAGTTCTTTTTAAGTTTTTTAAGATCAGTTTCATTGCAAGTCAAAAATGTTGGAGGTGCGTCGGCATCAGCTATTTCGAGAATAGCTGTTCTGATACTTTCGAATCTATCACAGAACTCATCATGAATTATAGCACCTTTGACGCTGCGTGCTAATGTTGTTTTTCCAACCCCAGGAGGTCCAACAAGTAAGAAAACGTTGGACTCCCGGACCTCTAATTCTGCAAAGAGGTTGGGGTCAATGTCGATGTTGGAATCAAGATCATCTTCTAAACTTTGATTTGAGAAGGCAGTGAGAGCAGCATCACATGTTTTATAAAAATCACTGCAACGTTGTTTTTGAATGTCGTACATTTTTTGTGCAATGGTAGGAATGTCCGGATCAACGCCAATTTGTCTTCGTGCTCCACGACCAGGGTCACATCTCTCTAAAAGTCGGAATTCGACATGAGAACAATCAGGTTGGTGATCAATTTGGTCAACGTTGGGGTTTGTGTACGGAACCCCATTGGCGTCTAATTTTATGAATTGTCGGTTTAGTTCACATTTGTATAGTAAATCTC